CGTGTCGAATATTCAACCTTTTTTACCAAACGACAGGGCGTTTGCTGTTCTCGACCTTTATGTAGCACACATGGGTCAAACGGCAGATGATTATTACGAATTGGTCAGACTATATGAATCACATATCCAAAAGCACAATCAGGCCATGATGAATGATCCATTCCCTAACTCGGGGTTTGATATTTTTGTACCAAAAATGATCAAATTTACAAAGCCATGGCTAACGCAAATGATTGATCACCAAATCAAGACGCAGATGTACTACTTTGAACGGTCACCGTCGCCTAACCAAGAAGTATCTGCAAAACCATCACCTTTTTATTTGTATCCGCGATCGAGTTTTTCCAAGACGCCGCTCATGTTGGCGAATCATACAGGCGTCATTGATTGTGGATATAGGGGATCTATTTTGGGGGCATTCAGGTTGTTACCGATGTTACCAATGGAATCGAATGAAATGGAGTACACGGTCGAAGCAAAAACGCGCCTATTGCAAATATGCCATCCATCACTGTGTCCCATTTTTGTCCGACTTGTCCAGGCGGGGGATTTGGAGGAGACGGTGCGTGGCGAAGGCGGGTTTGGGTCATCAGGTTAACCTGAAGGTTACAACCTATTACACCTTTGCACATTTAAAACGCCCACTCGTGGGCGATTTATCAGTGTCAAAGGCAACGTTACCATGCACATTTTAAATGTGCAAAGGTGTAAAAAAGGTGACAAATGAAGAATAATATAGAAAAATAATATAAACATGTTCATATAAAATATCCACCATATTATATGAAAATCTTTTACACAGGAATTGGAAGCCATGCATCGAGCTACCATACAGAGGAGCAATTTTTGGACATTATGAAACGAGAGTTTACGCATAAAACGTGGAGTCATGAATTAGCAACAATCCTACCGAAAGACCACTATCAACTACAATTCAAAGATTGGGTTTTGCCCGACGACTTTGTATTTTTTACAATAAACGATTGGATAGAATATTCCGGCGCAGAACTGGTTCCATAATCCGTATATTTTCGTGAAATAATATAGTATCAGTATTTATCAAGTAGTGTGAAACCCATTGTGATTACAAATGCAACAAACACAGATTTATAACAGTACATTCAAATTCAAAAAAAAACCCGACCAACCGATTTCCAAAGTGGTCGCATTTGATTTGGATGAAACCCTTGGTTCATTCGGCAGTTTAGACGTTCTATGGAGAGGGCTTATTCAACTCAAACACGAAAAACCGAACACGCCTTTTAAGGATACACAAGAATACTTTGACCGATTATTGGATCTATATCCCGAATTCTTGCGTACAGGTATTCTTTCCATATTGCGTCTATTGACCATGAAAAAACAAGCAGGAAAGTGTGACGGCGTGTTTATTTATACAAACAATCAGTGCCCCCCATCATGGACAGAAATGATTGCCAATTATTTGTCCAAACGCACAAATAGCGTCACCCCTATTTTTGATAAACTCATCCTGGCGTTTAAATTAAAGAATCGCCCTCTCGAAACATTACGAACTAGCAATGAAAAATTATATAGTGATCTGATACGATGTGCCATGTTGACAAGTGATACAGAGATACTATTTATGGACAATACTTATTATCAAGGAATGAAAACAAAGCGGGTATATTATGTACAACCCAAAGCCTATTTTCATGCATTATCTGTATCCGAGATTATGCAGAGAATCATTAGTGTTTATAAAGAACCCTTATTTTGGAACCGCTGGTTCGAGGGTGTTTATCATACAGAATCACCGTCTCCACAATGGATGAAGGACGAAGATACCATTGTGGCAAAAAAGATGATGTATCATTTACAAGAATTTTTCTTAATGACTACTGTGCGACCTGGAAGCAAACAAAAAACACAGAAAATTTATGGACGTTTTTCCAAGAAAATGGCCGATCGTGCCAAGAATATGACTGTGAAATATACAGGAGCCTATAAGAGTTAGTCATTTTATGAATTTGCAACCAATTCATAGCATCCAAGTAACATTTGTTCAGCAGGTGACAATTTTTGAAATACGATGCATTCGTCGAATTTGCATCGTGTAAATCTATGATTGTTATTTTTGATTAGCATTTGAGTGCTTGTTTTCTCAAATTTTAGATCGACCAATACACCGCCTGCCGTAAGTGTGGGTATAAAACACTTGCCAATTTCACTAGTAAGCGGCTCTTTGCGAATCCAACGGATATATTTTCCGATATGGAGTTGATCGAGTTCATCTACATGGCGATAATCGGCCAACTTTTGACAAAGAACACGTTTATCATCAGTCGATACGGGCAGCTCAGAAAGAGATTCTACGATTTCTTTCGAAATATCATGTAATGTCTTGTTTTCCAAGTATGCATATTTATCATTTTCAACGGCGCTCAGCAATTGTTCCACATCAAAATTGGCAAGAGAAACCTCGGGTTTTACTTGTTGAAACAAATCGCGGATAGTATTTTTATCAATCATTGATGAAACGGATTGTACTTGATTCATGAGTATAATTTATTATAGTATATACCCATGAATTTATTATATTGTTTTCCTCGTGTATTAGGTAACCGATTTCTTGGAAAATAGATCGACAAATTTTGCATAAACATCTTCTCCGCTATGCAAAGAAAATTCGGTGGATATCAGGTTTGTCAACAAAAGAAGTGCACTAGCAAAGATAATTTCTCCATCAAATTCACGTAGTTCATGTTTGCGAAAAGGATTGAATCGTACAAGTAAAAATAGACAAATGAGGGTTTGTATAGTGGTACTCAACAGTCGGATCCACATGGGATTTACATTGATAATATGAAAAAAAGTGATTCCGTACAAGAGATAGAGCAGTCCAAACAATCCCCAATACACTTTTTTTTTAATGGTATCCATTCCATCTTCAGCATGTCCTGCAATAGAGACCACTTTTTTCTTGATGGCTGTTTTGTTGATAGGATCCATGATTTTATTTTATATTATACTATAGCGAGAAAGTAACAAAGAATATGTTATATAACCTGTATATTATATAACATATAACGGATGTTCTGTTATGTACCATAAATATGAATGTACCCGATTTCTTGGAAAAGGCAAGTTTGGAAAAGTATACATGGCGATCCATCGAAAAACACAAGATGTAGTTGCCATGAAGACCGAACCCCTGGATTCACCAATAAATATGCTAAAACATGAAACCACTATCCTATATTATTTGGGTCGTCACTCATGCAAACATGTACCAAAAGTTCATTGGTACGGCGTCACAGACTACGGTACCACATTGGTGATGACATATTATGAACAATCCTTGTACGATGCAATGCAAACTAAACGATTCTCTTTGGACCACATTTCCAAGATTTGGAAATTGTGTTTGGACATTCTTTTTTCGATACATCGCGAATGTGTGATACATCGGGATATAAAACCACAGAATTTCATGTTAAAAAATGGCGAATTGTTTTTGATCGATTTTGGATTGGCAACCTTTATTGATCCAGCCAAAAAAATCCCCGACAAGAAAGAACACGTCTTAGGAACACCTAAATATATGAGCATCTTTGTCCAGTCAGGTAACGAACCAACAAAACGCGACGATTTGATTTCTTTGGGATATATCGTATTGGAAATGATATTGGGCGAATTGCCATGGGCCAAACCATTGTCAGAACCCTCAAATTATCCAAATTCGCATATATTGCATCCATTGCACCAAGAATATGTAAAAAAAAAATCTTGGGAAAGGATGGAAACTGCATTTTCATCAGTCGACGGAATGATGGAAATATCACAATTTATGAAAGACCTCTATAAATAATAGTGTTTATGCTATATTATGGGTTGCTGGTTCCTCGTTTGTATCCGACACTTTCTTGTGAGCACCTTCTTTCAACGCTTCAAAATTTTCCTGTTTGCCCTTTAACAAGGCAGGAGTCGCGGGCATGACACTATCCATAGCAACGCCGGATTTGAGCGAACCGCCGGTGGGTCCTGACAAAGGTCCAATTTTTGCAGAGGCACCCATGCCATTGGCACCATTATTGGTACCAACAGTGGAATCAATATTAGCACTAGCATCAAGACCAAAAAAAGATTTAATTTTATCCATGATGGAGGGTTCTTTGGCAGCGCCGGCACTTGTACCGGCACTTGTACCGGCACCGGCACCGGCACCAGCAACACCAACGTCAGATTTACCACCCGACGCGTCTGTCATGCCTTCGTACGCATAATGGTTGTTTACCAAGAATGGCATGTGGCTCAAGATGAGGGAAATAAAAATAACCGCGAGCAACAAAACAATGGACCACAATTTTCCATTTGAGATTCCTAAAGTCATTTTCATGATGGCGAGGTGATCTATAGTATTATCCAATATTATAAATATAGGGAAATGATATAAAAGATTGGTACAATAATGCTGTATACGTGATCTATAGTATGAGCACCACCGACAAGCGCATTACAGGAATGGTAAAGTGGTTCAATAACAAGGCGGGATTTGGATTCATCACCATTTGTGGTGAGAATACCGAGCCAGCGCGTGACATTTTTGTCCATTATTCCTCCATCAGTGTTGCAGATACACAATACAAGTATTTGGTGATGGGTGAGTATGTTGATTTTACGCTGGTCGAGTCGGACAATGCGGAGCACAAGTTTCAGGCGACAAAAATTACGGGTGTAATGAATGGACCCATCATGTGCGAAACGCGCCGATTGATGCAGCCCACCCGTACGTACAATACTCGTGAACCATTTGATTTGAACGAGGAGAGGGAGGTGTTGGATGATCGCGAGCCTCCAAGGAGACGTCCTCAACAGTCCAGTGGTGGACGCGGTCAAGGTCGCGGTGGTCGAGGTGGCAGAGGACAAGGTCGCGGGCAACGTCAAGACAGCAATTAACACATACGTGACGGATTTTACTCAATAATAAAAATATAGTTTATTATTGATCATCTAAGAATAAATTACACGCTAACATCTTGTTTGATGGAGTCAACAATCTCGCTAGGATAGTTCATGTCTTGTAAAATGCGTATCGCACCCTCTACTTTGGAAACACCCGCCTTGATCATGTAGGTATATTTGATAGTACCATCTTCACGCACAAGGACGTCCATCTTGTAGTTTTGGATGCGCGCCGACTTTTTCATCTTGGAACATATGGAAACATAATGGGTCGTCAAGATAAAATCCACATGCTCAAATTTTGCTAAATATTGCAAAAAGGCGTAGGCAGCTTTGGTGGCCTCGACTGGATTGGTTCCTGAATACAATTCATCAAAGATGCAAAAGTGTCGGTTACCATCCCCTGCCCCATTCGCATGAATAACGTCGATGATTTCTTTGCACCTACGCGATTCAGCTTGGAATAAACTATCGCGACCCGATGTGTCGGGTATATTCAAATACGAATGGATATGTGTATATGGCAATATGGCACAAGATTCATAAAATCCAGCACCAAATTGCTGTGTAAAGATGATATTGAGAAGCGTCGATTTCAAGAGGGTCGTTTTTCCGGAGGCATTGGGACCCGTAACAATGGCGTTTTTATCAAACGAACAATTGTTTTTAATCTTGGAAACATCGTTCCATAGAGGGGGGTAATATTGTCCCGACATTTTGGTAGGATAAACAGGTCTTGAAGATACTGCGTTATCACTGGAATCAACAGCCACCTTTTCGGCATCAGCATCCGCATCCGCCTCCTTGACATAAAATTCGGCCATGGACATGGACCCGCCCACCTTGTGATCATAGAGTTGCGTCATATTTTCAATATATCCGTTGAATCCAAACGAGTATTCCAAAGCCTTTTCAAACTCCATATTGGAATGTAATTCATAGTAGCATTTTAACAAATATCCTATTTCAACAATCTTGGTATAGATGGATCTTTGAAAGGGAACAACGTTTCGCAATTCATTTGCCAATCGGGTGAGATGTTGTGCTTGATAGTTTGTCACGCGACAAAAGGTAGTATATGCAGGTTTTTCATGATGCATCTCCACAAATGCATTCATTCCCAAGACGGTGCGATCAATATAGTCGCGCATAACAATCAATGATTCGTTGATTTTGCGTATATTTTCGTAGAATCGAAGGCACATGACCATATTTTGATAAATCTGATAAATATAGAGACCAAATGTCATGAAGACGTAGGCAGCCTTGTCCCAGGTTAGGCTCTGCAAATTCATCAGCGCCTTTCCAATAAAATGATTCTTGGCGATTTCTTTGAGAACGTCGATATATCCGCTAAAGGTAATGGGGATTCCCTGAAATTTCAAGATCAAAAAGGGGAACAAGAGGAACAAGATGGGAATAATAAAACTCATGACCGGCGACGAAATATTTACCAAGGTGAGTGTTTGTAGAAAACTGGATGATTTGTTAAACTCTTTGAACATGTCCCACTCGATGTATCCGTATTTTTCCAAGAAGTAATCGTTCTTTTTCAAATCCTTCCATATAGCATCAATGGCTACACAGTGAGTATTGTTGGCATCGGCACCAGTACCATCAATCGAGACCCCCGGATCCGTATTGGTTTTCAAATGATACTTGCCCATGCATTGAATCACGTCTTGGGTTTGTTCCAAAAAGGAGACATCGGTAGTATATTGTTTGGACCACATGTGCATGGTTTGTTTGGCAAAATCCGTTTTGGGTTGAAAGACGTGTTCGTACATGACCTGTTGTGACGGATCTGCCACAATCAATTCTAAATCACTTGCTACGACCGGATGAAGAGCAAACACGCTAGATGGATCGAGATACGAAATGGGCAACGAAAATGCGGGGGCGACCACTGGTTCTAAACCCTCTGTTGTTTTTGCCGGCAATATAGGTCCAGTAAACAATGTTGTGACAAACTCCATGCCAAGACTCATCATGATTATGACTATTATTATTATAGTTCACTAAAAAAAGGGACTATAATAAACGAATAACAAAAACAAAACACACACATTAATTGATCTTTTCCAAAGAAAACTCCGTAATGGTCGATTTATAATGCTGCTCAATGGTTCGCAACATGGAAACGTCGCGCTGTGTGATGAAATTAATCGCCTGACCCTTACGACCCCAGCGTCCCGAACGCCCAATACGATGCAAATAGGAGTGAACACAGTTGGGTATATCGAAATTAATGACAACACTGACCTGTTGGATATCAATACCGCGCGCTGTCACATTGGACGAAATCAAGACTCGATATTCGCCCCTGGAAAATGCCGTAAATGCAGCATCGCGATCCATCTTTGTCATGGAACTGTGGATGCATCCCACAGAATATCCCTCTTTTTGCATAGAGACATAGAGATCAGCCACCCGTTTCACACTGTTGACATAAATAATGCATTGCGAAATGGACAAGAATCCAAAGAGCTGCTTCAGCATGTTATATTTCGCCGTATCGTCTTCGAGTGCAATAAAGTATTGCTCGATCCCTTCCAAATTCAGTTCTTCGGCTTGCATGGTGATGGTGACGGGGTTTCGCATGAATTTTGAAGACATTTGCAATATTTCGGGCGGCATGGTGGCACTAAACAGCACGACCTGGATCGAGTTGTTGAAATACTGGAAAATGTTATAGACTTGCTCTTTGAAACCACGCGACAACATTTCGTCGGCTTCGTCCAAGATAAACATGCGAATATCCTGTGGTTGGATCGCGCGGCGGTGCATCATGTCATAAATACGACCCGCTGTACCCACAATGACGTGAGGAACCTGGTTTTTCAAACGACTGCAGTCTTCCATGACGGGCGTGCCGCCCACCAAGGTAGCAATCCGCAAATCGGGCATGGTGGACCCGATCGACTCGACCACTTTGGCAATCTGATTGACCAATTCGTGTGTTGGCGCCATGACAATGACTTGGGTCATGGGCATGGATGTATCAATGCGTTGCAACAAACTCACGGTAAATGCGCCCGTTTTGCCTGTGCCCGACTGGGCTTGGGCGATGACATCGCGCCCGACAATAATGGGGCGAATGGCTCGTCGCTGGATGGGACTGGGTTTTTCGAAACCGTAGGTGTATATACCGCGCAAGAGGTCGGATTTTAAGTCGAGGTTGTCCCATGTTTGAATGGTTTGATCACTAGATTCATTGAGAGTTTCTTTTTCTTGGAGGGGTGCAGTTTCTTCAACTTGAGTTGACATGTATGCTGTTTATGTTCATGATGAAATGTTTATATAGTTTTGTTGTTTATAAAAATATATTCAATTTTCATCCTCATAACTACCAAAGTTTATAACTTTAGGTATGCCTCCGTCTTTATTATAAGTGACGGTTATTGATTTTGGTATGTTTGTTTCGTTAACATCCGTTATTGTATATTTAGTAGCATTATACGTTTCATCTTCGTAAAAAGAATAACCTTTACTATAACGATGTTTAAAAACAAGATCCATATCTTCAAGATTTTCAATTACTTTATTAGCAAATTGAATTGTGAATTTTAGTCCTTTTTTTTCATTGGAAGTAGCAGTAGGAGTAGCAGCGGAAATGGAACTAACAGCATCAGTATCAACCGTAGCAACATCAACTGCAGGATTATTAATACTAGTTATACGTGCAAGTTTATCTAAATTTTTATCTGTGTAGTAAAGTGATACTATGTCTCCAACCATAAATTTAAAATGTATATGTTTCTTATTTGTATTCATTAAACTATCAAGGCCAAACGTCCAAGCAGGCCCCGGAGGGTTTATAGCAGCATTCGTTTCAGAATGGGTACCGGAAGCTAGCGAGCCGAAACTTCCTAAAGTAGAACCAACTACTTTTACTATTAGTGTAAATACTGTTGCGAAAGGGGCTGCTGCTGAGACTGCACCATACGTGCCTACCAAAATGAATCCACCTCCAAATAATAAAGTTGAACCACACGCCATTTTGCCTTTGATGTTTAAGCTATTATATTTATCCCACATAGTGTCATGTTTTTCAGTTTTATCATGTGTATGATAATAACAAGGGTAATAAAATATAGCAGCAAGGCATCCTAATGCTCCTAACGCTTCTAGTACTGCTCCGCCACGTGTAGGGTTTGTTGTACTTTGCCAACCTTGAGGTGTGATTTGCAGAGATTTATATTTATTTTTCTCGGTTTGTTTTTTTACTATCTGTGATTGAGTTTCAGAACTCCTAATTTCAGAACTCGCAGTAGGGTCTTGTAATGTTGACCTGTTTACAGAAGATTGATCTTTATTTTTTTCTGATTTTTCATATACAGATTTTATATTTGATTTAAATTTTCTGTCTATGTTTATATATAGTTCTGATTGTGTAATTTTCTGATTTAGTTTATACAATTCATCTTGTGAAAATTGATCAAGCGGCTTCTTCGGAATCATTTCAAATATTTCTAATAAATCGGGAGTATTTGAACGCCATAATTCAAAAACACTTTCATCTATAATTTCTACTACCTTCAAAATGTCTTTATTTTTGTTTCTTCTATATTTTCTAAGAAATTCTTCATCAGATAGAATAATATAATCGAAAAATTCTTCCATCGATATTTTAGTTAAATCAGTTTCATTATTTTTTATTCCACCACTTATTCTATAAATAGTTTTCTTTACCCCTCTACGCCTAGATTTTTTATACTCCCATTTCTTACTACCACCACGTCTACTCTTTTTCCGAATCCGTCGGGTAGTCATTAAATTGAATCACCAAAAGTTGTATATACTGTTGTAATATTATTTCCCGCAATCTATTCAGATACATACTATAGGTAAATTACGACATACATAAAAAACAACAACAACAACATTTACAACAATCTTCACCTTTACAATCACACTCAGATGAAGAACTACTGGAAGAACTACTGGAAGAATCATCCTCACATTGACAAAAATCAAAAAAACATTTTCCACAATTTGAACAACATTCTGAAAAACATTCACAACAGCAACAACAATCATTACCACTTGCACTATTTGCAAAGCAAAAGTTGGAACAATTATTACGTCTTCTTCTATTTCTAGATCCAACGCCACTAGGTACTGGAGTAGTTGCTGACGTCTCATGAGCGGCACGTGTATGATGGACTTCTGCATTACCAACGCCACTAGGTACTGAAGTAGTTGCTGACGTCTCATGAGCGGCTCGTGTATCATGGACTTCTGCATTACCAATACTTATTATACTAGTATTTTGCATAGAAAGAGGTCTAGCAATAGGTAGATTTATAGGTTCACAACGGTTCAAATGTGAATTGAAGTATTTATACGTAGTACCTGGATTTTGGTCAGCATGTCTGCGAAGTTCATCTTCACTGTCAAAAAAAAGGATTTCACAATTAGTATTATTTACGAGTAAGTAATCCTCAAATAATATTTTATATTGACCACGATGTTCTTTATAAAAATTACGCGCAGCAGTTTTATCATGAAAATCCCGAATTTTTCCATCATCTCTATTTTCTAGTGGATATGGTGAGAGAGGATGTATTTTCCATTTTTCAGGAGATACTCCACCTTTTAGTTTGAAGATAGGATTCACCACTTTAAATACAATCTCTTCTTTTTTATTTTTTATTTTTTTACCATCATTCTTAATGATGCGCCGCTTTCTCGAATATTTATACGCTCGTTTTTTAGTAGCACTACGTCCAATCTTTTTCCGAATACGCGTAGTCATAAATCAACTATGACAATATAGTATTATAATGATATTTTATTATTTTACGGATCTCCCGTATTGTGTGGGACGTCTTCAGTTCCATTATTCCCAGTTACATTTGGATTACTTGAAATAAAATTATCTAAAGTACTCATAAGACGATTTTGTAGAATAGTAAGTTCTCCAAGAATATTTGTATAAGGTTGACCTCCTGCGTCGCGAACAAGAGATCCAAGTGAACTTTCAGCGACGTCGCGAGTATCATACAATATTATTTCAGAGGTACGTGTAGAATCTTCATGTACGACTTCAGGTACAACTTCATGTACGACTCGACCATTGAGAGGAGAGAGAGGACCTGCAACTATATCACCATCTAAGGGTACAACTCGACCATTGAGAGGAGAGAGAGGACCTGCAACTATATCACCATGTAAGGGTACAATACGACCGTTGAGAGGTGGAGAGATAGGACCTGCAACTATATCACCATCGAATGGTACAACTCGATCATTACGAATGTTATGTCTTATCTGTCTATTACCATGTAAGGGTACAACTTGATTACGTGTTAAAGCAATGGGACAAGTTCTTTCCCCTCTCCTGTATCTTTCTATACAATGAATTATAAAAAGTATTAATAATAACATGCATAAAATTAACAATACAGTATAACCATTAAGAGGCGATTCGTTCAATGATAAAGAATCAGATTGTGTATGATTACCATGGTTGCTGGGTGGTTGTGATTTACCTGAATTATGTGTACCGCCTCTTTTTTTACACCTTTTCCCATTAAAAACGCTAACTTTATCATGTGCATTTTCAATACACAAAGGTGTAAAAAGATCAAAAAATGCAACAAGATCATCTTTTACATTATAAGATTGAATATCAAATAACACATCTTGTGTCTTGATATTTTTTTTAACAAATTCTTGTACTTTTTTAATAAATTCTTCAGCTTTTTTATTAGGTGTATTATTATCAACAATAATAGCTAAAAGATCACTAAAAAGAATATATAGAGGGCTTTCTTTGGTAATCGGTTTTGATTCTTTTAAATATAATAGTGGTAATTTATGCATTCTTTCGCGCGATAATGCTAAATCAAATAATTGCACAAATGACATTGGGGTTTTAACCGGATATTTTTTACTGCGTGTGTCAGTACTATGCTTTTTTTTCGTATGTTCACCCCCTCTTCTTTTCCTATGTCCGCGTCTACTCTTTTTATGAATCCGTCGACTCATAAAATCGAATCAACTAAAGTTGTATATACTACAGTAATATTCTTTCCCGTAATTTATATAAACCCAACTTCATACACTATTGTATTCTTGACGACAAAACAAACAAGATGACAACTCACGCACAACATTATACTCTAGCTAATTTCTCCGACTTTTATTTCGATCATTCCGATATTACGATTTTATCGGAAGTAACCAAGAAAATCTTGGCAGATTTGGAAAAAGAGATTCAACCATTTATCGTGCAGGATGCACCCGAGCAGACGGAACGTAGGTCTTCTACCGATCGTCGACCTCCGCCATCATCCGCATCAAACTCGTCTCGTCGACCAACAGGACAGTCGAGTAGTCGCAACCAAGGAAAAGGCGGTTCCATGCAAGAAAACTGGAATGCCGGGAAATCCTTCAAGGTGACAAAGATGGCCAACAAAGAGGGCATCGAAAAACAAATCAACGATTTGAGAGCACTTTTAAATAAATTGGCACCGCCACTAGGCGATGCTCTCTTGAAATCCGCTGAAAAGGAATATCAGGATGCGTGCAACCAAACTGAAGAGACCGACCCAAATCCATTCAGCAAATCGAAATCGAGGCGCGAACGCACCGAGGAACAAGAAAAGATGGCTCATTTGAAAAAAGAGCGCGATACCATTGCCGAAAAGATTCGAACGTCCACCGAAAAATACGACAAATCCGTACAAGACTTTATTACCATGGTCGAGGCAACAATTCGCGATATTGGCGCAGCACAAGGACAAGAATGCGACGAGCCCCTCACCGATGAACAGCGCGAAAACATTGCCAAGATTGGCCAGTCCATTTTCGACATTGCATCGACAAACAAGTTTTATTCCGAAATGTATGCCAAATTATACAAGGAATTGTGCGAACGTTTCGCAGTATTTACGACGATTCTACAAGGGTTTATCGGGAGCTATATTGAAAATACGAATCATATCCAATATGTGGATGGCGACAAGGACTATGACGGATTCTGTGCCTATACCAAGGCAAACGATCGCCGGCGCGCCGCGGCCGCATTCATCATCAACTTGATGAAATTGGAGGTCCTCCCAAGTAAAGAAGTGATGAATATTATTAGCCAAATGCAGCAGCTTCAATTACAATATATCGACGAGGAAAACCGATTGAACGAGGTGGAAGAAATCACGGAAACGGTCTTTATCTTTGTCACACTGTGCAAGTCGGAAATACAAAAGGGTACAATGGACGAATCGTGGACAGAGGCCGTTTATCCCAATATCGTCACCATGTCAAAGATGAAGGCAAAGGAACACAAAAGTATGTCGAGTCGAGTTGCGTTTAAATATATGGATATCATGGATTTCCTGAAAAAGCCATAATACTATGATTCATATATCACTTCTTACTTGCGCGATCCGCGTCTAGACGATGACGAGAATTTGAAATAAGTTGTGAAATAATAGATACCGTATCCAATGATAAAAAGGATGAAAATGATAAACAGGATCATTTTGAAGATATTGAAATCGCGAACAAATTCGCAATAATATGTATTATCATTTGGACCGCATACAGAAAGAGTACCACCGCCCGAGTTTGCTAAACTTTGTCCAGCAATGAAGCCAAATAGAGGGAAATCCGAATTGCCTCCACTGATACGACCGCCACCGCCTCGTGCCATATGTCTCTATATATTATATACAGACATATATTTTTATCTATACGTTATAGAGACAAAAATAAAAAATAGACAGTATATAAAGGGCATGGTAGCATCCAAGATCAAACCAGGTGTTGTATATACAGAAAAACGCGGAATCGACGACGAAGACAAAGGATTTGCATCATCGCCCTATGAACTAGAACTCTTTGGAAAAGCGCGCGTCGTTATCATTGGAAAACCGAAATATACCTTTGTCGACAAAAATATCGTTTTTTTTCCAATTTATTTGGTCTCGACACAAGGCGCCATCAAGGCACAAATCGGGGTTTTTGAAATACCGAAACATCTTGCACTTAAAGTCCTCGATGAAGATGGAGAAGTAGATCTTGATAAAATGCGAGAGCCCCTGTTATATTCGTTTGTAAAAGAGTCGTTTGTCAACCGTGCCGGATCTGATGTGGACGAATATTTACGCGAAATGGACAAAAAAGAGCAAGAACAAGCCACTACAAAAACAACCAAGGAAGATGATGCGACAGGTATTGATCTTGGTGCCATTGATCTAGATGAAGAAGAGGAGGAAGAAGAGGAGGAAGAAGATATGACAAAAGATCTAAAGGTCCCCAAAGCGTCCGTTTCCGAAGAAGTTTCCAAGGCAAATAAGTTGTTGGCAAACGGCCTGTTTTCGGTCGATCGCGCCAAAAAACAGCCAGCAACCTTGCCTGAAGAGATGAAAGGCGATGTACCGAAAAAGAAGGATTATACAGCCGCACCATCGAATACGTGGATCGAAAAGTTTATGACCAATAACCATTTCGGCATAGTTCCAGTAGAGGCAAATGGCGACTGTTTTTTCGCAGTGATTCGCGAAGCATTCAAACAAGCGGGGTTTATCACAACCGTCGAAAAATTGCGCGCGATTTTAGCAAAAGAAGTAACCGACGAACATTTCCAAGAACGCAGAAACATGTATTTAATGTTGAGCGCATCGATTAAAAATATGGAAAAAGAGTTGAAAGAAATGAAAACCATTGGAGAAAAGGATTTGAAAAAGCGTGCCGAAGCTGTCAAAGACAATCGTGAGCAAATGAAACGTATATTGAAGGAAACCGAACTCCTAAAAAATAACTATGAATCGTTAAAAAAACAAAAGGAACAGATTGAACAAGTGATGGAACAGGGTGGATATAGTGATCTTGCAGAGATTGATACTTTAGAAAAATTCAGAGCCTTTATCACAAAGAGTGAGTTTTGGGCAGATAAATTTTCGATTTCCATCATGGAACGCATTTTACAGGTAAAATTCATTATTCTATCTGAACGCGCCTATTTAGAAGGAGCCCCCGATGCCGTGATGAGTTGCGGTATGGCAGATCTACAATTAATGCAGCAAAGTACCTTTGCACCAAGATTTTACATCATGGCTACATTTAGTGGAGATCACTACAAACTCGTCACGTATAAACACAAACGAATCTTCGTCTTTCCCGAAATACCCTATCAGATAAAAACCCTGGTAGTCAAAAAATGCATGGAAGGCGGTGCAGATTTATTCAATCATATCCAAGAATTTCGCAATTACAAGACGCGGCTAGGTTTAGATCCGGATCTTGGAAAACCGACAGAAAAGGACGAAGAAAGCGATGCAAGCGCAGAAGCGCGTGGCGAATATGATCCCAAGACGGTTCTCGTCTTTTTTGAACGGTCCGAAAAAACGGCCAAACCTGGGAAAGGCGTCCATGAAAAAATGTCGCCAACACGCATGACCGAGTTTGCTACACTGGCCACATTTAAAGAGTGGCGCAAGAAATTGGATGATGCGTGGATTACACAGTTTCGCATTGATGGACACTTGTGGGCATCGGTCGAACACTATTACCAAGCATCCAAGTTTAAAAAGGGATTCCCCGACTTTTATTTGCAATTTTCTTTGGATACAGGGGGTAAAGATAACAAGATGGCAACAGATGTACTTTATGCACGCGCCGCTGGTAGCAAAACGGGAAAATACAAGAAAACGGTAGAAAAGAAAAAGATGGAGATTCAATTGCGCCCTACCAAGGTTCTTATAGATCCCGATTTTTATGGTGGACACGACAAAGAAGAGCGCGAAACGGCGGTCCGTGCAAAATTCTCACAAAACCAAGATTTGAAACAATTGCTCTTGGCAACAGACAATGCCAAGCTGGTCCATCATGTGCACGCTTCCAATGGAGATACGGATCATGTTTTGATGAAAATCCGCCAAGAATTAAAAACCGCACCGGATTCAAAAGAATAAAATCACAACATACTTTAGAATAGGATATGTTGTGGTATGAATAAAGCAACTGTGGAAATAAAGAGATTTCTCGATCAACAACAAGAGCAAACAAAAACAAAATCTATTTATCCAAATCTTGGAAAACAGGGGATACAAGACCGACATAAAAGGACCCGACGCAATGTTGACAAACCATTTCCTCTTCTTCAAGGACAAACAAAATACCCCCTTTCCCAAGATTCGAGAAATGTGTTGCGACCTATATTTCAAACACTCTTGGAAAATAGGTCAAAATGGCGTACGCAGTATAGAAAAGGAATCCAAGAAACCCCAATCCTAACCACCGATCCGTTGCCCAAGGGAGAATCATATACCTACATCCCCGAAGAGATTCGCACCATCATTGAACAATCCAATTCGCACCGTCTTGGAAAACGATACACTTGTCCATTGCCAAATGGACGAACAGCTATTATTCATATGATAGGCTTTGAAAAACGCACAACAACCCCAAGATTCTTTGAAAATGCGATTGAAAAAATATACCAATGGTTATTGTTGGCCGATACCTTTGGAAAGCGCAACGCGTGTTCGAAAACCATGAATGTATATATTTATTTCACCAACCATAAAAAGAATTTACCCAAAGAAACGAAGACCCATATTTCTTTGAAACACGCAAATACTGCCTTTACGAGTCCATGCCAAGCAATCACAGAAATGAACATGTTTCGCGAAGAAGAGTGGTTGAAGGTGTTTATTCACGAGACGTTTCACAACATGGGATTTGATTTTTCCAAGATGGACGAGAGCGAATGGCTTGCCACACTTCAAACCATGTTTCAAGTAGAAAAAGATACACGTTTATATGAATCCTATACGGAAATGTGGGCGGAAATTGTACACATGGCCTTTGTCACAGTCTATTCATCATCACCACATTCTTGGAAAACAGCCAGCGTCGATCAAACAATAAATCGTCTATTTAAACAATATGAAAAAAACAAGGTCTATGAACAGCAATTTGCATGTTTCCAGTGCGCAAAAGTATTGCGCCACGCAAAGATGGACTATAAAACATTTGCACAACCATTCAACCATGCAGCCCCCGTGCTTTATCATGAAGAAACAGCAGCCTTTTCCTATTTCATCATTCGATCCATATTACTGTTCCATATGAATGACTTTATCAAATGGTGTATGGAGCACAATGGGGCGACAGAGGAGTATCCACTCATCTTTTCCAAGACGCATAAAAATGTCTTGGCATATTGTCGTCTGATTCAAACCCATTATAAAGATCCACACTATATACAGTGTTTGGAAATGGCCGGCCAAACTGTCTCGAATCATACGAGACCTAAATGGATCGAAACAACTTTGCGTATGACGGTGTTTGAAATAGATAACTCAAAAAATTGATGATACTATTTGTCAAGGATGCAAATAGTATTAGACAGAGCAATCTATATAACACCACTGGCTGTGTATGGGAATACACAATTTGAATCGCTTTCTATATGACAATTGTAGCAAGCGCGCGATTTTCAAAACACATTTACAATATGCACAAGGTAAAACTGTCGTTATAGATACGAGTATATACATGTATAAATTCATGGCGAATAATAAACTCTTGGAAAATATGCAGAAAATGCTAGATATATTTACAAAAAACAAAATTACGCCTATTTTCGTTTTCGATGGGAAACCACCGGAGGAGAAACGCGAGCTTTTGAAACGCCGTCAAATGGCGAAATATATGGCAGAAAAGAAGTACAACGAATTGAAAACGCTGACAGAAGGAGACAACGCGACTGAGGATGAAAAAGAAACTGCATTAAAAGAAATGCTAACCTTGAAACAACAGTTTATCCGTATTCGCGAAGCTGATATTGCCAGTGTAAAGGAGCTCTTGCGACAAAACAACACACTCTTTTACGAGGCAAAAGGCGAAGCTGACAAATTATGCGCTGATATGGTTCGCGATGATCGAGCATGGGCGTGCATGAGCGATGATATGGACATGTTTGTATATGGATGTAACCGTGTGTTTCGCCATGTAAATATATACAATTCGACCATGATTGTATATGATACAAAACAAATATTATATGATTTGATGTGGACGCAAAAAGACATGCGAGATATTTTGATTTTATCGGGTACTGATTATAGCGCCGTAGACAAGACAATATCGTTGGATCGTACTGTAAAGTGGTTTGTTGAGTATAAGAAATATATACGCAACAATAAAATCAGGTGTGAATTCTACACATGGTTGTGTGAATATACAACTTATATTAAAGACTATGATGTATTGATAAAAACCTATTCCATGTTTTTGGATATATCTACTTCTCAAATGATAGATGCAATGTAAGAGCCCCTGTAATCTTCAATACCTGTGTGAGTCAAGTTAATACTGACATCAATCCAAATGGTTCCACCCATTTTTGTCCATCTATGACAAAAGAGCCAATCTTCGGATAAATAATGACCATCTTCCACACCACAATCAAAGAGCGCATATGCATATCGATTCTCATGTTCCTTTAAGAAATGGACATCGTCGACGTATTTGGTGGAAGGAAAGGCTTTCATCATTTTGTCTAAGGTATTTCGTTGGATCATCATAAATCCCGTGGCCAAATGCTTGACTTGTGCCAAGTTATTATCAATTGTGAGATAATTTTGCAAATAATTTATATTGTATGACAGCAGATTGGTTTGAATCATCTCTTCATCTGAAACCGAAGATAATTGTGACTGGTTTTTTTTTGTGAGAAGGGATTGCACAATGTTTGTATTAAACGGATTTTGTGGATCCTTCACTAACTTGTTCCATTGGTAATTCTTCAGCGGATAGACGCCACCAACGAGAGGTTTATCTGCCAAAATAAGTTTAAAAATATCAACAGGATTCCATGTAATATCACTATCAATGAAAAAAATATGCGTCATTTCGGGATCTGACATGGCTCGTGCCACCAAATTATTGCGTGCACGTGTAACAAGACTATCATTTCTGCAAAATTCCACTTGTAATGGAAACCCGTGGCGTGAAAAAAGACCAATAGTATTCATGAGACAAGTAACATAATTTACATAACACTGAGAACCGTAGCATGGCGTCAAAATATACAACTTGGGTTTATTTTGTGCAATATAAAATCGTATTTTTTCCTCAAAAGATACGTCTTCTGTACGTGTTTCCAAGTTAGAGGATGGCGATGCAGATGACGCGGGGGTGACAGGTATCAAAGGGACGGATATTCCAACATCACCGTCTTCACCTTCTACCACATCGAATTTAATATTATCAGACGACATTGCCTACTATGAGTTAACAGATACATATGTGTTTATGTTTGTTTGCATAAAAATATTATATGTTTCGGTCGGCTCATTTTCATAAAATTGAATTGCTTTTTTCGCAAGAGATGTATGATATAGTCAAGTACAACCGAGATATATTTTAACAACCATGTCATCCGCCCAAGAAATCATGAGCATTTTCGTGCCCCGCGTGTTTACCAACTTTTCCGACGAGCGCGTCGCCGAGGTCTTTGAGCGTTTGGACATGGGAATCGTTTCCCACATTGACCGAATTGCCAAGAAGGACCGCGATGGAAAAAATTATCATAGCATCTATGTCCATTTCGAATCATGGAACTACGACAACACGGCTGTGACATCGCTTCATGAAAAGTTGGATGCAGGCGAGAGCGTTCGCATTGTCTACGATGATCCATGGTACTGGACCGTGTTGAAGAATACTACGCACAAAAAGACGGAGGAGGAAGAGGCGGCCGATTTGGAGCTAGGCGAGATCCAGGAGGAGATGGAGGCAGAGCCAAGCTTTGATTTGGTGGACACCGAGTATGTTTCAAAGATCGAGGCCGAGCTCGGGCGCTTGCGCACAGAGGTGAGATGCTTGCGTGATGAAAGGTATCAACAATCGATTATGGCAGGACACGATTACGCCTCCGAGAATCTCGCTCTCGCCAAAGAAGTCAAAGATCTCAAGTATGAAAAGAAGCACCATAACGAACACATTCTCTCAGTGCAGCAGGAAATGCGCAAGATGATGGAGGAGCGTGATTACTACAGCGACAAGGTGCGCCGTGTCATGGCAGACAATGACGACATGGAAGAGGAAACCCAAGAATACTCCAGGATTCTCAAGTACACGACATCGCTCAATGAAAAACTTCAAGCCGAGGTCACGAATCTTTTGGCACGAATTGCCATCTACGAGCAACAAGAAGAGGGCGAAGAGTTGGAGGCATAACCATCGAACAAACCATAAAATATCCTATATGTGAATGTAATTTAGTTTTAGAATAGCCCAACTTTTATCATATCTATATAACTACACTATTTAACCTATGTAAAAAAACATATAACGAACATGTTTTTTTATTGTATAATCAAATGATCAAATTCATTTTCACATATTTATGCGGTGGCAGCGGCGGGGACCTCGGCCTTGATGAAGTGGTGCTTCATGAAGCGCTGCAAGTTAAAGTAGGTCAACTCGTCACCCGTGTTCAACTTGAGCAATGCAGTCAAGCGCTGGTCGGGGTGGATGATGCGACCATTGGCACTATCCTGCAAGTTGTTGCTGCGGATGTAGTCGTTAATCTCCTTGCTCACAGCTGTGCGGGCCATCTCCGTACCAACCGTCTTGCCCAAAAACTGGGCGAGCTCGTCGCTAATACGGGTGGGCTTGACAAAGCCGGAAGGCTGGCGGTTTCCCGAGCGCTTGGACTTCTTCGAGCTCAACTTTTGGGCGTTCTTGAGCTCGCGGGCAACGGCCTTCTCAAGTGTCTTGAAATCGTTCTTCAAGCTAGAGAAGAGACCAAGGGCCTGCTGGATCTTGGCCGAAAACTCGGTAAGCTTGAGTCCGACAGCAGACGAGGCATCAACGGTCTCGACCACCTCGTTTGTGAGGGGGGTCTCCTCTGTTGCGGGAGCAACAGCAGCAGCAGCAGCAGCAACAACTGCCTTCTCGGCAGCGGTCTTCTTGGGGGCAGCGGCCTTCTTTGCCTTGGGCACGGAGGCAGAGGAAGAGGGGGTCTCGGGAGTCACAGGAGTGCTTGTTTGCTTTGCAGTTCGTACCATTCTTGCTACTATACAGTATAATAGGTTTCTTTTTTAAGTGGTTTAACGCACTTAAATATATTTGCCTCGATGTACGAGGTGCCCACTTTTCCTAAATAAGAAAAGCAGAATGATCCATCGCAAAAATGAACAAATCTATAAATAATACGACAATTTAATATATGAGTGAGTCATAGAGCCATGGCATACTGGTTCGTGCATTGACTGAAACAATGGTGAGTGCCGATAAAACATGCAATGCACCCAATGTCCTAAATTCTGTGTCGACTCCCGAAAAGATCATATGTTCCATGACAGTTAAACATCCATTGCGCAGATTTGCTAGAGATAAATCGGAAAATCCGTTTGGGTTTGTAAATGCAATATGAAATGGGTCTATCAGTGGGCAAATATAGGATCGTGTATTAAAACTGAGTTGTGCGCGATAATACCAAATATCATAGAGGCATCTATAGAATCGTATATATTCCCGTTGTGCCAATTCTGTAAACCATGTAGCCTGTGTATAATTTCCAAGACCATCTATTTCCATAAATAATTCTTGAATACGTTGATCAATCGATTGCTGATTCATTTGCAACATTCGCTGCATCATTGCAGGTCCATCGTAGTTGGGATAATCCAATGTCACTAGCGGATTTACAATGAATCGTGGACCAGCAGCATTCGTAGCAGCACCAGCAGTATTTGAAACAACTGTATTTTCAGGCACCACACCATTGACAGATTGGTCAAAAATAAGATTTGATAGAGTAGTCCCAACGTGGCGAGGCGATAAATTGCGCCTTTGTTGTTTTACAGAAATACGAGGTGCAATGTTGGGTTTATGATTTGTGATAATAGTTGTTAGTCGAGACAAGGTGAGAATATCGCGCTGAACTGCAATAGGAAATGGCTCACGATTATAAGGATTGAATAATTTTCCGCGTTTTTCCAAAAGGGTAGTCAATGATTGAATGTCGCACCCATAGATGTGTCGTGTTGAATCGTAAAAACTGAAGAATTGAAATGCCGGTATTTCGGCAATGGGATCCATGGTGGAAAAATCCGAGTCATTGCAACAGAGAGACCTGTTTTTAAAAGCCGGACCTCGTAACCGAAACGATTTTCTTACTAAATACCCCTTGTATATGCGCTGTATATTTGTAACATTTTTTTCGTATATAAAATGTTGATGAATGCGGTCAATTAGCGTCCGCTTGTTTCCACTTACATAGAGACGTTTTGATTTTGCAATGCGCTTCAATTCAGGCACTTTGCATTTCTGCAGATTGAAAGAGGTGTCGAAATATTCTACATAGGTCAATTCTGCTGGTTTCATACTATTCTCAGCGGGAGTGGAAATAGTTATATCATTGACAATAACATCAAAAAAGTCATTGGTAGGTGTAATGTCTTCCGGGTTGCGTATAGGCCTCGAAAACATGAATGAATAGCCTAGTATTTATACGATAGAGTGAGAAATTATATTTATGTCCATTCCCAAGAATAAATATATATTTTTACAGCATTTACCCAGTAAAGTACTGTTTTTCTAATGCACTCCCTTGCACAAATGAATTTGTCAAAAAATTGATTTAAAGATTCGGCTTGATACTACATCACAATACCAGCCCTCATAAAGATGTCTTCCAACTCAAAGCCTGTTGTTCTTTCCGTGTCCGAATGGGACCCCAAGCAGATCAAGTATATGCCACCCAAGGTGAGCGATCGTGGCGCCAAGTCCGTCGCTCTTATTAGCAAGCAGACCAACCGGTCCTTGCATTTCAGCACCCCTCTCATGATGACGTGGGGTATTTCCGACTTTGTTGATGGTGCAACTGGAGAGTCGGATGGCAAGTTTAGTATCTCGCTCAATTTTCCCAATGCCGAGTATAGCAATGGCTCGACCGACGAGTTCTTGCAAAAGCTCAAGGATTTTGAGAACCAGGTGCTCGATGATGCCGTCACCAATTCCGAGTTGTGGTGGGGAGAGGAAATGTCGCGCGAGGTGGCCAAGCACACCTTCTTTCCATTTCTCAAGTATAGCAAGAACAAGGATACCAAGAAGGTGGATTTGACCAAGCCACCTTCGATTCGTGCCAAGGTGCCATTTTACGAAGGCAAGTGGAAGGTGGAGCTTTATGATACAAACAAGAATTTGATTTTCCCCTGTGAGAATGAGAATGTTACACCCATGGACTTTGTCCCCAAGTTGAGCAGCGTGGCATGCGTGTTGCAATGCGGCGGAATTTGGATTGGTGGAAAGGGATGGGGACTGACCTGGCGTCTGATTCAGTGTGTCGTTAAGCCACGTGAGATTGTCACTGTATATGGAAAGTGCCATATCGAATTGTCTGCGGATGAAAAGAAGGCAATCGACACACAGGATTTGCGCGAGGAAGATGAAGAGGTGGATGCCGAACCAGTTTCCACAGCCTCATTGCAACAGGTCGTAGAAGACTCTCAACCAACTAGTACACAAGTCGAGGACAGTGACGAGGAGGTAGAGGTCGCAGATCCTGCGCCTGTACCAGTCAAGAAGGTCGTCAAGAAGGCAGCATCAGCGCCAGCACCTGCAGATCCAGTAGTCGAGGCTGCCGCCGAACCCGCCAAGAAAAAGGTGGTGAAGAAGAAGGCATAAAATAAAAAGAGACCTATAATACCTATATTATATTACAATAGATAGAATAAACTAGAAAAATGATACACAATTATATGATGTATTATTTTTTATTCAGACACCAGTCTTTATCCTGACTTTGATACTGCTAATTCACCAAATCCATCGTCGCGCATTTTTCTTCCAAAAAGTGAATAGATTGCGCGCCAGCCATAAGTGGAAATCATAAACTCGCCAAACAAATAGATCAATATGCAAATATATCCATTGAATAACGTGATTACGGCACGACACTCCCCACTTTCTGCTACTGTATTGTAGTTTGTATGCATGAGAAATCCACCAACCCCTAACTGCACAAGCTGTAGACTCGTCAAATAAATCTTGTATTTACGAATCGCATCGATTTTGCACAAAACAAGCGCGTAATATGCATACATGAACGAATGAACAAACGAATTACCGAGAGATGCAAAAAATCCACCGCCATCGCAACCATAGACATAGGATAGATGCCATACAACCGGGGCACCAACATGATGAAAGGTTTGTAAAAAGATGGGTTCACGATTCTTGGCATAAATCAACAATGTATCCACATATTCATAATATTTTGACAAATAAAAATAAAATACGACGCGATTGATCCATTGATTGCTCGCATAGTACTGTGGATATGTATGGACACCCATTGTATACAGTCCATGATAGGACAATTGATAACATGTCCATATACTAAAAATGGAAATGCCCACATTATGAAAAAGAGCAAAGCAGTTTGTCCAACCCGTAGGTATATTCCATAACATTTCTTTCGGAAAGCCAAGATAAAATGATGTTCCCAAAAAGGGTGCCACAAGATGCCAACCGAACATGTTTGCCAAATACAGAGACTATAGTACTTACCATACGATTCACTTTAACCTCTATCATACCATAAATATAAAATATATTTATTCATGAAATAGCTCGATACGTACATATATATCAGAGTGTTGCGAAACATTGTAAATGTCACGCGTGTCAATTTTCGCAATACCGTAACCTTTTAACAGAACCATCTGCATTTGGCTCGTTAGTTTCAAACAATCCTTTTTGAAAGAAAATTCGCGCTTTCCCAAGAAAAAAGAAATGCAGTCTTTTTCCCATATATCGCAGACATTTACACGCAATTCGATGATTATATGGTTATTCTCGTCAATTGTTACATTGTCAGGAAGAAGCGGGACACATGAAACATATAGATCGTTGCCTGAATTGTCGTACACCAACTCATGATGCCAAAGAGGCACCAAATAGGTTCTGCCTCCCTCTTGCAATTTGTATAAATTGTCTGCAAAAAGATCATCCAACAATGGGCGGAGAATAATACGTTCATCGCCTTCAGTTTCCTCCATCATAATAGACCGAATTTTTTCCAGGATGGGTTCTGTAAAATGAAACTGATCGGCGTTTTTTTCCAAGAGATGGTATGTTTTTATCAAGAGCGGTTTGTCGAGTGTTTCCAAAAACGCCATGGCTTTGGATTCGCATAAATCAACTAGTTTATGTATCACGCATTTAAAGACACGCTCTTGTAGCTCATTGGCGCTGTCTGTACCAAGAATTCCGCCCAAGAATTCATTCAAGAGGGTATAGTATGAAAAGAAGACGGTTTGTCCCACATGTGCTTTGGAATCCGCCTCTAGGTCCATATCGGAATCCTCAAGATAGCCTTGGTATTTCATGGCATATTCATACGCTTCCTGAACCAATCGAAATTGATCTGCTGCCCCTGCTGATTTATTTTTATCCGGATGAAATTGGAGAGCGCGTTTATGATACTGTTTTTTCACGATTTCTGCGGGTACATCTTCGGATAAATCAATGTCCAATAGTACCTTTACCGCATCACAGTTCATACCCGTGTATTTTATTTATAATAGTAAAGAATATACTTTCTAAATGATAAATCGGGCGATAGTTATTATTATAATATTTGAGAAATATACTGAGCTTTTCCAAGATGGAGGAAATGTCGCCAGGTTTCGATAAATGGCCGCTATGGATAAAGTGTGACAAAATATACCATATACATTCCGAAACGTCCAAGTTATAGATTAAAATATCATACAGAATGTCGCGAAAATCGGGAAAGACAATGTGTTGCGGTAACAGAATCTGCGCAATGAGCGAATCGCAAATAATATTAAAAATATCCTTGGGAAGTTCTTGATTCGTTTTTACTATAACGTCAAAGGACCGCAATTCTTTTGCATTAAGGAGTCCGTTCATGTCAATATCGTTGATAAACTCCATGGTTTTGCTCGTTGATTCAGAGGATCGAATCTTTGGCATGGAAATATTGGCAAAAAAACGGTCTTTGCTATGATTCAAATGTACTGGTTCACACACTTGAACAATTCGATTTTTTAGTCGCGTTCCTGATTTTGCGGCTGCTGGGGGTGGAGGCGGAGGTGGCAACCGTTTTGCATTTGCCAAAGAAGGAACGGTATCATGGACAGACCCCGACTTTTCCATTTTCACTACTTCTTTGGAAAGCACCATATTAGAATACATTTGATTGCTCGGTCTAGATATATGAAAGCGCAAACAACTGTTTAGAATCGGATTTGGAATAAAACTTATATGTTCGGTAATCAGGATGAATTTCAGCTGAATTTTGGATTGTGGATTGGAATGCTCCTGCATATAACTATAGAATATTTCCAACAATTCGGCGTGTATCAAGTGAAAATTTTTGCAGAGAATAATGCCGACCTTTTCGGGTTTGATGGAGACAATATCTACAATTTGTAAAAATATCTCGTGCCATAAAATCTTGGAATTGCACCCTAAAATGGACATGTCGATTTCATAGTGTATATCGCTAATGTGGTACTTGTATTCTTGTTTGTCAGTTTGCGCATAAATGCGTTTGTCATGTTTCAGATCAGATGCGCTATATTTCCTGATAAATTGCAACACTTGAGTATATTTCCCGACACCGGTTGGTCCATAGACCAAGATATTCCTAAAATCCGACACGGTCTTTGGCAGTTGGGCAATGACTCGCGAAATCTCCGGATGCAAATTGATTAGGTCTACTGAATGTAGATATTCATCAAAAGTTGATTCATAATATTTCATTGTATGAGTTAATGATAGAGAGTATAAACGATTCTATATCATTTTTTTCCAAGACTAGTTTCTGCGATGCTACGATAACCCTTGTCCTCCATGCTAACCCTGATATGCTTATCCGTCGGTCGAGGTTTTGATAAGTTTCGACAGTCCATTTGCCAAATAGACTTCATAGCTCGTAATACCAAGAAGTGCGGATGAAAAGAAAATAAACACAATATTTTTCACAATCACACTCTTTGGATCACTAATATTCATATAATTTGCATCAACGATATACAATACGACCATCAATGTAAATGCAATAACAAAAAGAATACGATAGGTATCAAACAATATGCGGTTGGTCGGCGATAATTGTATGGACTTGCCCTTTTGCAAAAAATTCATCTGCAAATGGCGCAACACAATCATCATAAAGACAAACGACGTAAATTGCAAAGATCCACCTGCGAATAAAATCCAAGAAAGTGGTACATGGTACGAAAATATGTCTACAGCGGCTATATCCCTTTTTATATTTTTTTGGAAAAACAAATTATTCATGTATAGAAAAAGAACGACGATTTGTGCTGAAAATGCCAATCCGTACCCAAACAATTCCATTTTTGACTTGAACAAACAGACAAAGGAAAAGATGAATAAAATCAAGACGAGGATGTTTGGAACAATGGTAGATACATTCGTTTCGACATAATTAACATATGATTTCAAGACTCCGCTTATATCGTAGAAACTAGACATAAATGACATTGTATATGTTACATCGCGATATTTATTATTTTAGATTCTGACTTGTTTCAGATTCTCACTTGTCCATTTAACCAAGAGATCCACATCACACGTCAAATAACTATATGGACACTTTTTCAAAGGCAGAAATTGAGGCTTTTTTCCACGCTCGCCTTCGTGATAAAAAATATAGTGTCCAAATTTTCCTTTGCGTACACTCATTGATGAATTCAACAAACGAACAACGTCTTTACAGGCCGCCTGCGGCGGCGCGCGCGCCGCGTTCCCATCTATCGGTGTCGCAACTTCCACCACTTTTTCCAAGACATCTCCCAATTCAATATCATCAAACCCCTTTCCGGAACAGGATTCAATACTTTTCAAAGCTATGCGCTTGCCATTCCATTCAATATACGCTCCATATTTACCCCGATGCAATGAAATCTCATGTTCACCATGTGTCCCAAGAACACGCTCTTTGGTTTCTACCAAGTCGTCCAATGTATATCCACCAGCCTGCAACTTTTTCAAATCAATCTCAACCTCTTTTTTGATTGCTTTGAATTCAGCATCACCATTTTCCAAGATCTCTTTAATATAAGGACCCTTGATTCCAAACAAGACCTCGTTCATATCGTCGATTTTATACCTTTGTTTCGATAGTGTCGATAAAGGTTCAATGCACGTTGTAATATCTTTGTAAGATTTCCGACATATTTCATCCCAACCCTCGGTTGTAACACTATCCAATTCTATTTCCATTTTCTTTGTATAATCATAGGAAAAGAATCTATCAAAATAGGTGGTCAAAAATTCAATTGCAATGGTGCCGATGGGCTGGATGACCAGTTTGCGTTTCTCTTGGCCAAAGATGTATTCTTTGGATTCTGATGTAATGATACCATCCTTACCCTTTTTTCCAAGATTTCCAGGACGTAATGTATATTCTTTGCAACTATGGCTAGTTCCTTTGATATCTTTGCATATAACATAACCGCGATCTTGGATGGTATTCACCAAAGAGGCATAGGTCGAGGGACGTCCAATACCAAGAAGTTCCAATTGATGAATCAGACTCGCCTCTGTATAGTGAGCCGGTCTCTGTGAATGAATTGTCGCCTCGCTCTTTATATATTGATAGGGCGCTATTTTTGAGGCCATGGATTGCAAGAAAAATAAGAGAGTTTTATCACTAGTAGTACTTTCATCATCCGCATGATTCTTGACGGCCTTCCAACCCAAAAATGTTGGTATTTCCAAGATGTGTTGATACAGTGCGTCCATCGGTGCCGAAACCCTGAGTTCGCGCCGTTTGGAATGTGCATCCCTCATGCAGCTTTGTAGAGTATTGCACCAAATGAGTTTATAAAGTGTAGCCAATCCCTGGTTTAAATCTTCGCCGATATGAAACACATCGACATGTGTGACGCGGATAGCCTCGTGTGGATTGGTCGCATCTTTTTGTTCAATTGAATTCAAAGATGGATGGAGAAATGTTTCTCCATGTTTTCCAAGAATATACTCGCTACATTCTTTCAAGAATTCTTTGGAATAGTGGGTACTTTCTGTTCTCATATAGGTAATATGTCCGTCTTGGTACAGTTGTTGGCAGAGCTGCATCGTTCGTTTGGGCGAGAATCGCAATTGACTACTGGCAGTCTGCAAGAGTCGCGATGTATTGAATGGTATCGGCGCTTTTTGAATCGACTCTTTTTCCGGACCAATTTCAAAGATGTGTTGAAATTCTTTGGACGCTTCCAAAAAGTCCCCTACCTCTTCTTCTGACCGAAATTCTTTGTTTAATGTACACACCACATTTTGTGTAAAAAAAGAGCCCTTGATTTTATACAAGACATCCCCAACGACGGCGCGATTGTATGCACAATGATGATCATAGACGAGACGCAGGGCTGGCGTTTGGCATCGACCTGCTGATAAACTATTGGCTTTGGAATGCAATACATATTTCCACAAGGTGGGAGAAATTTTGTATCCAATTATAATGTCCAAGACTTGTCGTGCAATTTGGCAATAAACCAAGTCTATGTCGATTCTACCAGGTGCTTGTACGGCCTTTTTCAAAGCCGCCGCTGTAATTTCATGAAAG